ATGCGTCATCAGTTGGCCCCCGTGTTAATTGCTTGCGTACCTCCAAATCGAAGGATGAAGGTGTTGTGACCTTGGCCCCCAAACGGAAGGCCTTGGCTATCCTCTTGAAGGAAATGTGCTTCAGGGAATACTCCGGTCTTGAATGTTCAGAAGGAATTTCAACCGGGTGTATCTCGCGAGCCACTCGAAGGCTTGCATTTGGATCCTTAAAGCGCACTTCCAATCCGTTCCTTGACGGCTCAAATCGTTGACGAAGGACGAGCCTGCCGGCTCGGTCGATCGTGCCTGGAGCAATGTCCTGGCCAGGTCTGTTGGTCATCTGGGAAACACGTTGCCACCGGCTTGGTGGTAGCCAACGCGCCCAGCGATCCTTCAGATCCTTGAAGGCCTCAAGAGCACTCCCTGCAATCAACTGCTGGATGGCAGTGAAAGACACGCTATCCTTGCACTGGTCTGGAACCTTGAGACCTAGACCCCCCAATTCAATGGGACTACACAAGTTGTAGTATCCGTTGTCAGTGTGGATCCTCAAACTGCGTCTCCAATGGTGTTTAACACGACTGAAGGCCCTTTCGGGATTGTTACAGTTATCGAGAATCCACTGCAACTTGGGAATCAGAGGTCTCTCAGCCGTCTCCATCCTCAGTGGTACTTTGCATGGGCCCTCAGCCTCTTGCAAAAGTAAACCACAGTTGAGGAAAGGAAGCTTCTTGAAAGTACTTCCTCCTCGATGGAGCCAACTTTCAGAGTTCACGGTGAGAAAATTTGGAGAGATGTAGTTCTTCCCCAGAGATAAGGTAAACCCTACCTTGGAGATCCACTCTTTCCACACCTTGTAGAAATCATGATTTGACTTGAACAAGATGTCATCACCGTTGACCAGACACGGCAGCTGTTCCTTGGTGAACTTGCGCCCTGTATACTCTTCAAGAGCACACCAGTACGCGGTCAAGTTTATCACACAAAGGATGGGAAAGCTCAGGACAGAGCCCATGAGCTGGCCATTCTGCATCAGAAACGGATCCAAAGCTCCCTTTGCCGAATCAACATGGTTCTGTGGATATGACACTTCATGGCAACCAAGGACTTTCGAACAGATCTCTTTCTCTTCAGGCGAGGCCTGGAAAAGATCGAGCATGACTGCCAGACATGACTGGTTCACGTCCAAAGAAAGTCCGTCCGTGGCTGCGGAGTAATCCCCAGAGACCCACTGATCAAACGGCAAGCCAAGCTGAGATGTTTTGAGCTCAAGACCGTAGAGCATGCTTGCGTCTACTGGACACGAGGTCAGCTGAAAGGCTGGAACCTCTTGCAAAGCTCGCCACATCTGTTTCTGGAAGGTCTGTGCGACGAAGTAAGGAAGGGCTTCCCCCTTGGTTATCACACGGCACTTGAGTGGCTCCAAACAAAGAGCTACCTCGGCCTTCAGGTGACGACCACGAGTGTGAAGAGCAGCAAGTTTGAGGAACTTTTGATAATCGGCCAAGGGCCATCCTCTTCGCTCTATCACCTCGCCTCCGACATCGTACATTTCCAGAAGTGGTGGTTCAGCAACATCAAGAACTCCAGGAACGTGATCATCGTTGTTAAGACGACGATTGATCCGTTGGATCTCGGAAATGCGACCACCTTCGGAACGCTTGGCTTCAATGGAAGCATGGTTAGAGGGCACTTGCAAAATTCTCTTGAACTTTCGATCAAGGTGAACCCTCTGCCATCTGGATCTGCGGCTTTCACGTCGACCTGAAACATTGGTCCTACCCCAAATCGCTCGAAACTTCTGAGTGATCTGAGGATCAGGTTCAAACTGAACAGGGACGGTCAAGGCCGCTTTGTGTTTGATGCAGGATGCAAACTCGAACATCTCAGGGACCGGTGCGCAACCTCTCTTTACACCTTGAAGAATGCCGTTACAAAGAACAGCGGCGCGAGTGGAGGTTGTCTTGGAACACACCAGGTTCCTGAAGTGCTTTCGGATCGACCCCCGAATCGGGAAGTCCATCGTCGATTGAGCCGGTGGGAGAAAGGATGGTCTGGCCGCGGAGATGTCTTTCTCACGCAGCCACCTGGCCATGGGCCAGGCCACCCAGTATTTGAGAACAGCCACCTGCTGTGCAGGATCGAGTGGCATCAGTGTCTCATATACCTCCCGCAAATCTGCTAGTCTAAGACGTAAGAAGATTGGATCACAATCCAGTAGTACCTCAACCAAAGAACGAAGAAAGTAGGTGCTCATCACAAGTGTCTCGTAAAGAGCAACATCCACTTGCAGGTGCTTCTTACATCCAGCCAGGGCGTCAGCTACCATATCGAGGCAAGCCGGAAGGTCATCAGGACTCATGCCGGCATTCCTCAACTTGGGAAGGTAGATACGCCCGCCTCTCGTGCCATCACGAGTGAGGCTGCCACACAACGCATCGAGAAGGGTGATCAAACACCCTGTCCCTCTACGCTTCATGATTTGACTGAAAACTTTGGAATTGTTGTCAGTCATGG